CGGGAACCTGATCGAGCACATATCCCCCGGAAGAACCTAAGTATCAGCGACTTATGGCAACGCATGTCCACCACCAGACAATGGAAGGTCTCGCCAACCTGATCGGATGCACCTGGCGCACGGCCAAGCAACGCCTCGACGGACGCGTTGAACCCTGCACGACAGTTGGTCAGCGCGTCTATTATGACACGCGTGAGTGTCTGCCGATCATGTTGCAGATCGAGCAGACCTCACTCGAGGCTGAGCGAATCCGCAAAACTCAGGCGGACGCCGACCTGACCGAGACGCGCAACGACCAGCTGCGTGGACAGTTGGTGTCGAGGGAGGAAGTGCTGCAATCCATTGGCATACGCATGGCACTGATCCGTGATCTGATCGAGCAGAGCAGCATGAGCCAATCGGACAAGGCCGCCATACTCGACGCCATTGTGGAAGGGGAGACGCAATTCGACACCACCTATGAACCCATCGACGAGTAGCGGATGGGAGCAGGACGTCGGCGCTGTCATGCGCCGCGTGTTTGGCCCGCCACCCATCGACCGCATTGCATGGCCCGAAGCGTGCCGGCGTATGGAAGACGGTAGCCGATTCCGCTGGTTCCCTCACCAGGTCGAACCCTATGCCAATCTCCATGATCCCGATGTCTGGTTGACGGTGATCGTATGGGCCTCCCGATGTGGCAAGACTGAGTTGGTTTTGAATGAGATTGGCGCCAACATCGCAGGAGCAGGCGACCCGGCGCATCAGAAGATGATCTATGCCATGCCCACCGAAGGCTCGGCCATGTCATCCAGTAAGCTATTGCAGGCGCAACTGATCGACCCCACGCCGGATATTAGCGTCAAAATCCCCAACGCATCAGGCCAAAGGAACGCTAACAACACCATCCTTAATAAGCGATTTGGTGCAGCGGGTGAATTAGCATTCGTAGGCCTCAACTCCCTGCCGGCACTGCGCCGTGTATCGTCAGCTTGGCAATACCTCGATGAGACTGACAGTGTCACCATTGATGCAAAAGGCGAAGGCGACCCGGTCATGCTGCTCCACCGCAGAAGCGCCTCGTATCCCAATGCCACCCGCGTCATGACGTCCTACCCGTCACGGCGTGGCAAGTCGCGCATATGGGATTATCTAGAGCGCAGCGACATGCAGCAATGGCACACGCAATGCCCGCACTGCCAGGCGTGGCATGTCCTCGATAGGCAACGCGATATTGTGTGGGACGATGGCAAACCGGAAACCGCGCGCCTGATTGCGCCGTGTTGTAAAAAGGAGATTGCCGAGACGGCATGGCGCAAGATGGTCGCAGCTGGCAAATGGCAATCGACCCAGGAATTCGCCGGGATTCGTGGCTACCATGCTGGCGCGCTCAACGTGTGGCCTCACCCCACCGAGACGGCATATCCTAGCTTCTTCGCACAGTTGGCCACCCTCGCCGAACAGGCCAAACGCGCAGACCGGCCAGAAGCGGCAGAGGAAGCACTGGTCACCACCGTAGACGCCATTCCCTACGATGCGCCCTCAGACACCAAGCCCGAACCAGACCGCATTATAGGCCGGCTTGAGACGTTCGACCCTTACGACGAACTGCCCTCCGAGGTCGTCACGCTCACCTGTGGCGTCGACGTAAATAAGCGGTTCTTGGCCTACGGTATCCTTGGATTCGGTGCGAATGGCGAAATGTGGGTTCTCGACGTCGGCGAACTAGGCACGCAATCGATCAACAACCCGGAAGTATGGCGGCGCCTCGATGACCTGATCCTACGCAAATGGCGGCATCCGGACGGCACGAACAAGACGATCTCGCTCACACTGGTCGATTCCAACTACCGTCCCACCGTTGTCCGTCCGTGGTGCGACCAAAGGCGCCGGCGTGGCGTGATGGCCATTGTCGGATCGAACCAGGTCAAAACGCCGCTGATTGGCGCCATGGTGAAAGGGAAAGCCGTGCCGCGGCTCGGCGTCAACGACGGCAAAGATGAGTTGTATCAGCGACTGATGCTCGAACCGGATTCGGATGGCGAATATCCGTATGGATTCATTCACCTACCAATGCGGCTCGGGCCGGAATTCGTTCGCCGATTGACCGTCGAGGACAGTGAGACGGTTCAGGTCGGCGGCAAATTCTACCGGCAGTTCTTCACCCGCGGCGACCAACGATCAGAGGAACTCGACGTCGTGGTGTATGCGATGGCCGCGGAACGAATGCTCAACCATGTCTATGACGATGCGCACACTACACCCGATGATGAAACGCCAACGCAAACGCGCGCGCCGGCAGCGCCGGACATCGCGACACTCCGCAGACGATCCCGCAAAGGTGGGCGCGGTCGATCACCTTTTATCAGCGCCTGAGAGCGAATTCAGCGGCGAGGAGGCGATCTGGCTCGAGATGCTGCGCGACGCGGCGTTGAAATGGGCCACGGCGGTTGCTGCCGGCTACGTTGACCCGGCGTCATGGCAAATCCGGGAATCGATGGTAAAGGCGCGCCGAAACGGCAACCTCGTCGGTGGATTCGGTGCCGAGTTCTCCCGCGCCGACCTGCATGACCTGCGCGCGTTCTGGCTGTCCGATTCGCCGAACCGGCTATTCTGCAACCTCGGCGGCACGGAAAAGACGCTCGACGAATGGCGCCGGTATATCATGCGCGTGCAACGATCCACCAGACGGTTTGCGCCACGTCCACGCAAGATGCCGACGAATCCCGTGTGGGCGAATCCTCGAGCGATTGAGCGCATCCGGTCGCACCCATCGGCACCACGTGCGGCATCATCGGTATATTATGCGTTGTGTGAGATTGAGCGGGCGCGGAATGTCAGAAGTAAAAAATCTTTACATCAACCCATAACCGTCACCCGAGCCGAGATCGGCAACGTCTCCGGGTTCAGCGCGCCCGTTGTCGGTCATTCGATCAATGCGCTGGCCGAGTTGCGTGTGATCGATTGCCAGCGCCGCCAGCACGGTCTCGAGGTGCGACTGCTCAATTGCTAGAGTCAACTTGTAAGGATTACTTACAAGTCTCACGCTTTATTCCCCCACATCCCCCATTCGACTTCATCCGGCAATTCCCCGGGCCACACGACCTGTTCGTAGAATCGCGCAACGATCGATTCCGGGTCTTCCTTCAGCCGCCGCCAGACGCGTGCGAACATTTTCCATTCCGCCTCTGTCGACACGGCAGTCATGCGCCTGAACAGATTCCGATGGGCGTCCGGCGTGCGCGGATTCGCGGCCCTCGCATTCTCGTCACGCGCCGCGGTCGACACGTTGCTGATCTTCTCCATCGTCCAGATTGCGGTGATCACTAAGGCCGCGCCGCTGCCATGTTCTGCCAGCGTGTCCGCGATGCTCACCATCCACCGAATCGGCCACCTATCGAGTATCTCCTCAAGATTGTCGGTCACCAGCTCGAGGAATCGATCCATGTCGATCTGACCGCTTCGCCGCGATCGTTTGATCCACCAGCAGATTTCGACGTCCCAGGTAGCCGTCGGTTTGAGTTTGTGCTTTTGCGTGCTCGCCGCCTTCATACTGGCGCGCACGTCCATCATTCCGGTGTCGGCCTGCTTGTCCGCAGTCATTGGGTAAATGTAGCTAAAAGATGCTCCAGTGCGACCGGCGCCTTCCTCCAGTTGGCATTGCGTATGTGCGCCTCGTAGCCGAACCACTCGTCCCGGTTCATCACGCAAGGTGTTTTCATTCGTCCCATCAATTCTAGAATCCGATACCCGACCGGTGTTCGCACCCGTGGCCGATGTCGCCGCAGGCAATTCGTCGACCAGCTTTCATCGATGCCCCACTTTTTGCCGCGATCCGGTCTGTCCCGATACGTCCACAGGTCAGCTGCGTCCAGTTTGGCCACCTCCTCGGCCCATGTATCATCGAACTCGAATATCTCGCGGAACGTCTTCGATCGCGCGAATTGGTAGGCGCTCGGCAAGTTGCCGTGCCACGTCTTGTGTTCGCGTGTCTCTGGTCGGAGTCGTTCCGGTGCGCGCCAATAGTCGTCCAGGTGCAGCATCGCGACATACGCATCATCCGGCACGTCCTGCTCCAGCAGTCCCGGCCAACGGGGAAACTGATCCATGCCTGAGATCATCACGACATCGTCGTCAGAGCAGGTCGACGCCCGCCAGAATTTAGCCCATGGCACCTGCCACAGCGCGCTCGGATCACCCTGCCATGGCAGGTATTCCACGCCCTCATCACCCTCCAGTGCGCGCCATGCGTCGTCCGAATGGTGCCCCACATAGGTTAGTAGCGGCGTGATGCCCAGGTTCTCCTTGTAGTGGCGTTTCAGATACGGCCAGAATCGATAGAACTGCGGGTTCGCATTAACCGCCACCGATACGTGCGTCACCTTCATTGCGCCGGCACTCCGGTAACCGTTTCGCCTGCCTCGACGTCCCGCGTCACCACCGCGCCCGCACCTATCATGGCACCCGCGCCGATCGTCACGCCACCCAGCACGATGGCACCCGCTCCGATGCTCGCCCCTGCCTCGACGGTCACTCCCTCGCAAACCCAATCATAGGAGCCCTTCAGCGTTCCGTCAGAGTTGCATGCCCGCGGATGCTTGTCGTTAGTGAGCATCGCACCCGGCCCGATGAACACCCCGTCACCGACTGCCGCAGGCGCGTAGATTTGCGCGTTATTGCCGATCTTGCACCGCGTGCCGACCGTCACGCCGGCGTCGATATAGACTCGCTCGCCGACGATCGTTTCCCTGCCGATTCGCGCCTTTTCCCGGACATGCGTCCAGGCCCATATCATGGCGCCGGAATCAGGCAATGACTGCACCCACGCGGTGTCGTGAATGTAGGGTGGTGGTTCCGTCTTCATATCCAGTGTTCAAGCAGTTGCGGATCGTTAATCGCGTTCATCTTCGGCACTCCGTGAAAATACACGATGCGCGCGTCCGGGTAATTCCCCTTCTTCCAGTGCTTCTTGTAGCTCACAAGCTGGCCCGGGAATCCCTCATCGATGCGCCACGCGTGCGAACACATGGCGCGCAGGAAATGCATCTCGCTGAACCGCCCGTTGGTGCGCGCCGCGTGCATCCAGTATTCACGCCGTTCCCCCCATTCGTCCCACAATGTCGCCGCCTGTCCTGAACTGTATAATCCAATGGCATTGCATACCGTGCGCACCTGGTAGGGATCACATGGCAGTGCCAGCCCATGCGCAGCACCGTGGTCGATAATCTCGGTGATGTCGCCGCGAAGGATCGTATCCAGTCCCATCACGCACGTCGTCACCTCGGCGACATCCGGACGCCATGCCTGCATCATGTAGTCCCAACCGCCGGCACTGGCGTCCAGGCGCAATTGGATCACATCCTCGGTGATCGCGTAGTCGTCCCGGTCGACCATGGCGACGACCTCATGCGGGCCGTCGTAGTTGCGCCTAATCGCGCGCGCCAACTTGTCCACCCATTCCCCGTCATACACGCGCCCCCACTCCGGTACCAGTTGGGAAGGCTCGAACAGGAAGCAGACGAAGCGGATCACCGCTTACTCGGAGATGTCAGGGAATCCGGTATAGTTGATGGAAACCGTCTTAAACTGCCCTCGCGTCTGCGTGATTTCGACGTCGTCAACGAACAGACCGACACCGCTCGCGGATAGGTCGATGCCGAATTCGTCGTTGTCGAAGTTCGCCACCGTGGCAATCGATACCCAATCGGGAACCAGTGTGGTCAGTGCCCCGGACACCTCGCCGCCGACGCTCACCGATGTCCGTTGATCCCAATCTGTGCAGAACCCGTCAGGCGTCCCCGTTTCATCGAAACTGAGAACCCGTTCGTTGTTCCACCGTTGCGTGAACGACTCGAGCTTGATGCCGGATTCCGCGTTGAGCGCGCCGATCTGCATGCCGCTCGCTCCGTCTACATATTGAGGTGTTGCCATTACGTCGTTTCGTTTGGTGTTGGTTCGTCGTCACCTTCGTCCATATCGTCGTCATCGATAGGGGAGGGCGGCTCCTGTGGTGCCGGCGGTGTCGGTTCCATCGTAATTCCCAGCGCCTCCATCTTGGCCCGATCCTCGGCGATCTCTGCCATGATCGTGTCCGGGTCGTCACTGTGCAGGCTTGCCATGACACGACGCGGGGACGTCAGTCCCAGGTCGAGCAGAACCTTGCTGGCATTGGCTTCCTTCAGCGGATCGACCCACGGCACGGCCTGACGGTGCCACTTCGCCTTGCGCTTCTGGTTGTAGCGGGAGAACGGAATGCGCACCGCGCGCGAAATCATCGCCGACCGTAGCCACGCGCGGAAGATCGGTTCTTCCTCGCACTCGATGTTCAGCGTCTGGAATGCCTCGAACACCCGGTTCTGGCTGAGTTTGCCCTCGCGCAGGCTCGAGTAATTCACGCCCTCCAGATCACCGCTGACCAGGTTGTAATTCATCAACACACCGGACGCGGCACCGCGCAGCACGGCTTTTTGGAATTCCGGATAACTGCTATTCGGATGCGCCGGCTTGATCAACTCACCCTTCTTGCCAAATGGCAGATCCCACTTGGTCGCCGGGTCGAGTTCCAGATCGAAGTTGTCGACGTCATCGTCATACTTGCCGTCGTTCACCGCCACGCCGTCCGTGTATTCTTCCTTCATCACCGCGCACGCACTGATCCGTGCACTGATCACCTCGGCCTCGGCGTATCGGTTCAGGTGCCTTAATGCCACCATGCTGGCGATCGGCAGCGGCACTCCCTGGTAGGCTGCATGCCGGCGCCGGACGAATCGATGCAGGAAGCCCTCGGAACTCACTCGCGTCCGCCGATAGCCGCCGTCGGTCGTGTAGGTCTCGCCCGGGTGCTCGCCAAATAGGTGATACGCGACGCACCTTCCGCGGTCGTCGATCTCCTTACCCATGATGATACGGTTGCCGTCGCGCGTCTTCGAGACATTCAGCCGCAGGTCGATCTGGTCGACCTCGATTGATTGCACCGCGAACCCGAACTCATTGCCGTCATACGCCGGGATCATCTTGATCAGGACACCGCCATCACGCGCATAAGATAGCTCATTCAGCCGTTTCCATTCGCAATACGGAATGTCGCCCGACGGTGTGCAGTTCGGCGCCTTCTTCCATTCCGCCCAGGCTTCCTCGATCTCTCTTTTGTCGGCAGCGTCCACCGTGCCATTGGCGTCCATGGCGCACGATTCCAGCGTGTAGCCACGCGATCCGACCACCCCGCCGACCCAATGCCCGTAAAATGATGCGCCGTAGGGATCGTCTTGCAGATCCCGCGCCATCTCGATTACACGGTTTAGGTCGCTTTGCAGATTGGTATTCGGCCCGGTTTGAGACGTCGCCCACGATGCCAGGAATTGCGGATTGTCCGCCGCCGCGAACCCGCGCGCCGATCCGTTCCGCTTTCGCTTGCGCTTGACCGTAATCAATCCGCTGTCGCTGTCGTAGTGGGTCGTCATCGATTAAGTTGTATCGTGCGGAATGGCGATCGGTTGATGCCTTGGCGCGTAGCCAGTTCGCTATTGATCTCCGCTTTGTATTTGGAGCGCAGGGCCTCCAGTTCAGCCGGCGACAGGTAGTTGATGTTAACGCCCAGGTAACTGATCGAATCCTCACCGTTCACCAGCTGGCCTTGGATTCTCGTCTCGACCAATGCCAGACACGTCGACGCGTGCGATGCAGGCGTTGCTGCCGCCGGATCAGGCAGCACGCACGTCGTTCCGCGCGACACCGTTACCCGGTCGTCGGCACCATCGTCTAGGACGACGCCCCACTCGACGGTGCCCGTTGCCAGTGTCAACGATTGCGCCGTGGTCAGGTCGAAGGTTGCCGTATCGCTCGACACGCTGCCGGCAATTGTAACCGGTGCCGCCGTGCCGCCTTTGAGCACCATGTTCGCACTCCACCCGGACGCCAGCCGTGAATCGCTATACGTCCACTGGGCGGAATCTCCCTGGGTCAATTGAGACGATGGCAAGGACATGCCCAAAGGTTACCGTAATGGCACGGTTGCGATAGGTTCCGCGCTATTGGGTCGCCTGAAAATGCATCGCGTCCTTGCCCCATGCGCGCGCTCCGCTTTTCCAGCCGGCCCGCTCGAACACCTCGACGACATCGACCGGCATGTCGGCCACCTCCGGCCATGGCGTCCGGAATCCGTTCTGCTTCGCCGCCAGGTCGATGGCAATTCCCCACGAGTGCCGGGAGATCGAGCGCGACCTTCCGCGCATCTTGCGCGCGTTGTAGCATCCATAGTAGGCGTC